CGTGGTGTTTTTCACACCGTCCCTAAATTCTGCCATTTTCCATCTCCTAAGTTTTGCGTAAATGTTTTTCTACGTATTTCGCCGCGTTCGGCGCCAATTGCTCCACCGGATCAACGATGAAATGGCTTTTGCCGGTCGTGTGATTGAGGCCGCTATGATTCGTGTTATCATTTCATCACCGCCCCCAAATCGCGACTGATACGTTTGATTATGTCCTGCGAGCTTTCCGCAAGCTCTTTTTCGAGGAATTTCGCTTCACCTTCATCATGATGGAGGGATGTATCCTCGTGCTGCCTAACAGCATATGGCGTGCTGAATCCGATCTCGGAACCGTTCCCCACGTCCGTGACGTGCCCTGATGCCCTGAGCGGCCCCCGGTCGATAGGCGTTCTAGGGATCGTCCTGGTTAGGACGCCCTCGGACTCCCGATGGATCGACGCCAGTCCGACGACCTTGACGGCGGCCGAAAGGGCGGCTCCGTGCCATTCGACCTTCATAGCCAGCCCTCCCAGAAGGTGTCGGATCCGTCCAGATCCGGCATGTGGCTGATCTTCTGGATTTCTCTCGTTTCGCTCCCGATCGTGATTTCGTCGCCTTCCTTGAGCTCGACGTCGGCGAATATGTGGGCCTCCGAGGTCCACGTTTCGCCCTCGGTGTTTCGAAATAGCTTCGAGAGCTTTTCGAATCGACAGCTAATCGATGAAGTCGAATATGTGTAGTTACCCCACGAATCCGGGCCCGTAGCTATCCTCCTCAGCGTTGCGGTCTGTTTCAGGAAGGGGCTCATCAGGCTCATATCACCATCACGTCCCGCGCCAGGTAGCGCTCCAGAAGCCGCCACGCCCGCTTTGAGTAGAACCCCTCTCTCGAATCTGATGTAGAAGAGCCCCGGAACTCGTACTGAAGCCCCGTCCCGGAGATCCGGACGGACTTCACACCGTGCTCTTGAAGGTCGTCCACCTCGTCGTAATCGCTGGATGCGGTCGCGGCGAGGATCGCCACCGCTTCGAGACAGATCGCGTCTTTGATCGCCTGGGGGATCACGTAGGCGTCGGCGTCCTCGTCGTAGTCGTAGGCCCCGAGCTGATCCACCCGAGGGAAAAGTTCCTCCTGGCCTTCCTCTACCGTCTCGTACCTCTGGCCTACAAAGGCCAGGCTTTCGAGCTTCTCGACGGCCCGGTCTAAGAGGATCTGTCTGTCGCCGTCACTGGCTGCGTTCCAGGCAGTCAACTCGGATGACAGGCAGAGGGCCACAAGGCGCGTCTTAGCGTCGGCGAGGAGGATGTAGGCCATGTGCTCCCCTAGACTGGGAACTTAAACGCCTCAATCGTCCCGTCGGTGGAGTTCGTGTTCACCAGGAGATAGCCGGTCTCATTGACGAACCGGGCGCTCTCAAAGGGACCGATCCAAGTCTCAGAGGTGGCGTTGGCAATGGTGACAGTCAGATCCCCCAAAGAGGATCGGAAGGCAGGGGGATCGTCGCCAGCAAGTACCGTAATCGTCACGCCGCCAGGAGACCCACCTAATTCGACCACCCTCAATAGGGTTCCGGGATAGAGGGCAATGGTGTGGTTGGTGGTGGAATTGAGAGTGACAGGCGTGGCCATTGATGCCGGTTCGCCGTTCTCAACCAGGGTGGTGCAATTGATCACAGTCCTGGCACCGGAAGCCATAGGCAGGGCGAGGAGACCGACCAGAAGAGCGGCCCCCAGGATTGCCATGAATAGTTTCTTCATCGTCATCACCTCTAAGAAGTCGTGGCCGTCAGGACCGCCAGAGCCGTAGGTCTTACGACCTTAGCGCCGTAGACATGCAGACCCTTGACCGCATCCGCAAAGCGCTTCTCCATCCGGTACGGCTCGACCTTGACGATCTGCTCAGCGAAGGACCAGGCCATAGGATGACCGGCGATCACCTTGTACTTGGAGCCAGCCACTACGGGGCAGTTGGGCGATTCGTAGACGTCGAATCCCAGGACCCGCCCTATCTGGCCAGATCTGAGAGTGTCGGCGCTTCCGGCGACGTTGGCTTTCGTGAACCTCTCATCCTTCAGCATCACTGCTAGGATCTCAGGACCGGCTATCACGAATCGACCGCCTGTCGGGATCTTGGCTTTGTTGAGCTTGACTCTGAGGTCTACCAGCTCGTCGAAGATGTTGTACTCTCCTGTCCCAGGAGTGCCAGCGACCACAGTATGTGGCGTGGTGTTGTTGCCGATAGCGTTGGAAGCGCTGGCGTCAGTATAGAGACCGGCAATGAACAAGTCGGCAGCATCCCGGAGGTAATACGAGGCGTCAGTCATTGCGGCGGCCATGACCTTCGGCTTCTGCTGGGCCTGGTCGAGGTCGTCCACCTGGAAGTTGAAGTACTTCGCCTGGTCGATCTTAAGCTCTGCCTGGGCGTCAGTGAGGGCTTCGGGGTCGTCGATGTCGGTATCTCTGGTGTACGTCCCGACCGAGATGGGGCCGATTGCGTTGATCTTCACCGTGTCGCCGAATGCCCGGATCTCGCCCTGATAGTCCCTATTGATGATAGCCCCCTGGCCGAAGATGTGGACCTTCTGGAGGTTCACCAAAAGCTGCTGACTCCAGACTTCAGGAATGAAGTTTGCAAGAGACATTACTTGATTTCTCCTTTCGCCATCGCTTCATGGATGGCGCTTTCGTTCTTCGAAAATTCCTCGGGTGTCATGTCTTTGATCTGCTGACGAGTGAAACTGGTCTTCGGAGGGTTGCCACTGCCCCTGCCCCCGTCTCCGACGTTGGGAGGAGGATAAGAGGTCTTCATAAGGGGCATATGAGTCTCCATGAACTTTACCGGGTCGTCGCCGGGTCGGAAGTTGACAGCCACGTATTCAGCCGCGCCTTTGCCGAGCTGAGCCTCGGAGACCTTGGAAATGATCTCTTTGATCCCAGCGTCGTACTTCTCGCGCTTTTCGGCTGCGGCCTTCATGTCGGCGAGCTCTTTGGCGACGGCTTCGGCTTTGGCGTTGGCCTTTTCCACCTCCGTTTTTCCGGCGGATTCGAGCCCTTCCACCTTAGTTTTCAGCGTGTCCCTTTCGGTGGTCAGTTTGGAGTTCGCAGTCTCAAGCTCTTTGTTTTTGGCTTGCAACGCCTCAAAATCGGCTTTGGGGACGTGGTTTTTGAGCCGTTCCCCTACGATCTTATTGACGTCTTCCTGAGTGAATTTCTTCTCATCATCAGTCATGGGAAAGCACCCGCTAAGTCTCGCCGATATCGGACGGCGGCGACGTCTCCAGCAGCAGGCAGCGCCCGTTTAGCGTCCGGGGAGACGAGGATAGATTGCCTGAGCCGAAGATTCGATGGCGAGTTATTTATTGATTATGGTATATATAGTTTGTTATATCGCCCGGATCAGCCCGCCTCGTCGGGGCTCAGCGTGCATATATGCCGACACCCGATGTGGAACATGCCCGCCGCCCTAGCGTCCGCGAGAGTCGGGTAGCCCTTCGTCCTTCCGGTGAGGCTCACCGTACGGCCCTCCCAGGGCGTGCAGAGGGGGCAGGCCGTCGAGTGTGACGAAAAGACTATAAGGTCATACCCGTGCTCAAGAAGCCGAAGGCGCGTCCCCTCCCGGAACGAGTTCATGGACACGTCATGGACGGCCATCTCAGTGTAGGTCTTCATGCTCCACCGGCGACCGGCCTTGTCGACGAAGCCCGTGATCCCTTTTTTCGCCAGCTCTTCTTTCATCGCCTTCGCTGATTGCTTCGTGCTCTCGAATCCGAGGACCGTCCCCTCGGCGGCTTCGAGCTGGATGGCCCGGAAGAGATCGTCCACCCTCCGCCCTATCACGCCGTCCATATCCAGCGTCCGAGAGTACATTGCGTCAGCCAGAGCGCTTGCGGCGGTTTGGTGGACCGCGCCAAAGCCCTTCGCCAAATGAGTCGAAAAGCTCATCTCGTCGGCGTAAGCTATGCCCTCGCTGTAGAGGTAAGGCACAGATCGCTCACACCACGTCCTAGAGCCCGCCAGAAGCTCTTTGCGGGCCGTGGTGATATTCTTCTTCACGGCCTGGAGATAGGCCGGATCTGAGCCTCTGAGCAAAGCCTGGTTGATCTGAGCGGTGATCCGGGCCTCGCCCTTCTCGTAGAGCTCGATGAGCGATTTGGCCTGATCGTCGGTGAGGCGTTGGATCTGGGCTTCGGTTCTAGGCATCGATCCACCAGTGCTCCACGGGATCGATCATAATATCATCCTGGCGTCGGTT